GTCCTGTTACAATGGTTCGTCTTATGGGAGCACAATCCCCTGACGCAGATGGCGGAACTACTAATAGTGGGTACGCCGGCTGGCAGACCGCTGGAACATATTCCCCAGACATCGGTGCTAACGGTGGCGCCTATGGCCTTTATGTGTGGCAGTCCGGTACACTTGCCGAGACAAAGAAGGGAACCCTTGCTGCCGTATGGTACCTTGATTCCGGAGCAATGGCTCTTTCTGGGACTCTGGTCGAGTCTTCCGCGGCAGTAGGCGGCGGCTTATTCAGCGCATCCGGCGCCGCAACTGTTATTGAATCAGATGCTAACGGAGACTTCCAGACTATTATTTATAACAGCACAGGCGTTGAAGTTGAAAACGCTGTTGTTAGCTTTAACGAAAGCGACAAGAACTTTGTTCGTACAGTGTTTAACACAAACCCACAACTTGTTAACACCACTATCGAGCTTACCGCAAATCAGAAAAACTATTGGCTTGGTGAAACTTTCGAAAGATACCTTGCCGACAATGCACTGAACACTGGTAATCTCTACGGCGCGATCATGGGTGTTGCCTCTGGATCTAACGATTTTGGTAACCACGATATGAATCACGCTTACCGCGATTCACACTCTGGTTGGTTCTTCGCACAGAACAGAAACACAACAACTACAGCATACCAGCCTGACAACATGGAGAAACTCTTCAAGTTTATCGGGATCAACGGTCATGGCTGTTGGCTCCAGAACAATATTAAGGTCTCAATTGATAATATCAAAGCTTCTCCTAATGATAACGTTCCTTATGGTTCTTTTGATGTGCTTATTAGGGAAGCTAGCGATTCTGATATACGACCAAAAGTCCTTGAAAGATATTCTTCTTGTAACTTAGACCCGGGCAGCCTGAACTACATTGCTGCCAAGATCGGTGATACTAGAATGGATTGGGACGATACCGAAAAAAGGTATCGTGAGTTTGGAAACTATCCAAACCAGTCTGATTATATTCGTGTAGTGATGGACGAGACGATTGACAACGGTGGTGCAAACCCTGTTCTTCTTCCTTTCGGTGTATACGGTCCTCCGAAATTCCAATCGTGGACATGGAGTTCTGGCTCTTCCGGCAGTTGGAATACAAACCACGCCGGCGAGGGATATGCTCTTGGCGGTAATGGTATTCCACATTTCTTTATCGCGGCTTCAAACGGGCACACGACTGATGAACTTGCCGCCATGGACGCGGACGCCCCACTTTATGTCGGTACCGGCGGTGGGGGCGCAACAGCATCTATCGATTATCCATCAGTGGCTATTCGACACAGTTGTTCAAATGCTACTCACGGAGACGGAACTGATCCAACCAAAAACGCATACTTCGGTCTGCAAGTTGGTAAGTCTTATACCTCTACTCAGTTTGATACCGGATACGCGGATTATCTGCGAAGCTTCTCTAGAGATATTGTTGGTGACTCGGATTGGGGTGATACTTTCGGTATCTCTGGCTACGCCGGCCTGACTCCACAGTGGGTATTTACACTCGACGAAGTTTCCGCTTCTATCAGCGCTGCTTGGTCATCTGCAACACCATCCAGAAATATCACAGATGCTGCTTGGCTAAGCGGATCAATGGCTCTTGGCACTTCAATGAACTCTGGTCAGCCAGCTGGCATGACTGCGGCATACACGAATATTCTCGATGCTAAAATTAACCGTTTCACTTCACCTTTGTTTGGTGGGTACGATGGGTTTAATATCAAAGAGAGAGATCCGTTCCGCAACAGTACTGGTGGCCTCCAAGACGGTACTGAACAAAACAACTATGCTTTCTACTCAATCCGTCGTGCTATCGATACGATTGCTGACCCCGAAGTGATTGAGATGAACTCCGCTACGGTTCCCGGTATCACTAACGAAAGCTTGACTAAGTATCTTCTCGATACTTGTGAGCAAAGAGCAGACGCTCTTGCAGTTATCGACCTTAAGGGTGGCTTCGAGCCACGCCACGAGTCAAGTAGTGATGTTTCAGCCAGAAAAGGTGACTTGGATACTGTTATCAGTAATATTAAGGCTCGTAACCTTAATAGCAGCTATGGCGCTTGTTACTATCCATGGGTCAAAGTCAGAGATGATATTAACGGCACATTTGTTAATATGCCACCTTCTGTTGTCGCACTCGGCGTCCTTGCTAGCACTGAAAGAGCAGCAGACGTTTGGTTCGCACCTGCCGGCTTCCGTCGAGGCGGACTGTCTACAGGAGCAGGTGGCTTAAGTGTCGTCGGAGTTGAGACTAAACTAACTTCTGCTAACAGAGATGATCTCTATGAAGTTAATATTAACCCAATCGCAAGCTTCCCTGCTGAAGGTATTGTGGTCTTCGGACAAAAGACACTCCAAGCTACACCGTCTGCTTTGGATCGTATCAATGTTCGTCGCCTCATGATCTTCGTCAAACGAGGAATCTCTAGAATCTCTAGTCAGACTCTGTTCCAGCCCAATGTCCAAGCTACATGGGGCAGTTTCAAGTCTAAGGCTGACAACTTCTTGGCAGATGTGAAGGTTCGCTTCGGTGTAGATGACTATCGTGTCGTACTCGATGAAACAACTACAACATCCGATTTGGTCGACCGTAACATCATGTATGCTAAGATCTTTATCAAGCCTACCAGAGCTATCGAGTTCATTGCGATTGATTTCATCATCACGAGGTCAGGAGCCTCTTTCGAAGACTAAAATATGAAGGGGGAGTTAATTTCTCCCCCAACTTACTAGTTATAGTATAACAGGAGAAAATACAATATGGCCATTGACAAACTAAATAACGAAAACGGTTTTTGGACCGGCGCCCCGACAAACGACCCTAAAAGAGGGTTTAGATTTAAGGTTCGTATGGGTACAGCTGGTGTCCTTTGGTATGCTAAAAAGGCTGATAAACCTACTCTCTCATTTGGAGAGACAGAGCATCATTATTTAAATCATAAATACTACTGGCCGGGAAAAGCCGAGTGGAATGAGGTCACGATCACTCTTGTTGATCCTGTTGAACCAGACCTTGCTGGAGAACTTGTTTCAGCACTAGCGGACATGGGATATCGTATCCCCGCGGGCACTACAGACGAAGAATTCCGTACACCATCTAAAAAGGATGCTGTCTCAACATGGGGCGGCGGGACAGACGGTGCGCAAGACGACATCCAGATTATTCAAATTGATGCCGAAGGCAACGCACTGGAAACTTGGACATTAAAGCACGCTTGGATCAAAGAAGTTACTTTCGGCGACCTAGACTATGGTTCGGAAGATTTAACAGAAGTAACTATCAAATTCCGCTATGACTGGGCTACGTTCATATCGGGCGCCCCCGGAGCTGATACTACCGAAAGATTTACGGTCTAATCTGTGAGCGAGGTGTAATATGCCAAAAGGTGGATTTTGGACAGGAAACAGTTCATTAGCCTTCGAACCAAAACGACAGTTTAGGTTTAAAGTAGAAATCGATGGTATGGCGTTTGAAGATGATGGCAACACAACCAAAATATTCAAAGACAGCGAAGATGATCCTCACATGTGGTATATCAAAACAGTCGACAAACCATCTGTCTCTTTAAGCAAAGTTGAAGGGGATCAGGTTAAGCACGGCTATCAGGCCCCCGTACCGCGGACCGGAGGTCCCATTTGGAAAGATATCACCATGACAATGGTAGATCCCCAGTATCCAAACGTAACTAGAAAACTGATGAGGCTCCTTCGAAGGGGCGGTTACATGGACAAACAAGTTCAAGACGCCTACGGGATCGACGGATTCAGCATTACCAAGATGAAAGAGACTATTGGGGAGATAAAAATCTATCAACTTGATGCTTTAGGGGATGCACTTGAAACTTGGATATTATATGGAGCGTGGCCAACTGAAATAAACTTCGGAAAACTAGACTATTCTAGCGACGATTTTGTCGAGATATCAGTGACTTGGGCTTACTCATATGCCACCATGACCGCTCACGGAATACCCGGACTGGATTCTGGGTACGCTATGACAGGTTCTCATTACTTTGACGCCGCTGGCAACCCTGTAATGGGTGAAAGATCATTTACATATCAGCGCGACGGCGCATCCACGGCCCCTCCCGGAACCGGCGGCGGCGGCAGTGGTAACTCCAGCGGCTGATAACAATTTTAAACTTTACTAAACTATTCTTAACGAGAGGTAATTATGAGAGATAATAGTAAGCGGACTTCCGCAGCAGCAGACCCAGCGCCTGCCGTTGCAGAAACCACAAACACGTTGGACTTTTCAACTCCAACAGAAATAGTGGATCTACCATCAAAAGGTAGATTCTATCCAGAAGGGCACCCCCTTCATAACCAAGAAACAGTTGAAATCAAGTACATGACGGCGAAAGATGAAGATATTCTGACTTCCCCATCTTTACTTAAGAAAGGCTTGGCCATCGACCGCTTTATTCGGAATATCCTATTGGATAAACGTATTGGCGTTCAGACCCTCCTTTCAGGAGATAAGAATGCTATTCTTGTTTCATCACGAATCAATGGCTTCGGAGCAGCCTACACAACAAAAGTAAACTGTCCTGCATGTACTGGTGTTCAAGAAAACACTTTTGACTTGTCTGAAGTACAGGAGTATGACGGCACAGAGGACCAATCCGAATATGATATTTCAGAAACTGAGCACAACACTTTTATTATTAAGTTACCGCGCACAAAGTTTGAAGTAGAAGTTCGCCTTTTGACAAGCAGAGACGAAAACGAGTTAGCAGAAAAAATGAAAGCTAATAAGAAACGCTCAGCATATGAAACAAACCTTACAGATCAGCTAAGAAAGATAATTGTTTCGGTTAATGGTGTAGAAGACTTAAAAGTCATTAACCAATTTATGACTAACCTACCAGCCTTTGATTCTCGATATCTCCGCGCAGCCTACCGAACGGTAGTGCCCGGGCTCGACATGACACAACATTTTGCTTGTGACGCGTGTGGATACGAGAAGGAGGTAGATATACCCTTAACGGTTGACTTTTTTTGGTCTAAGCAATGATTATATTGCTTCTGTCTATGAAGAGTTATTTGTCTTAAAATATCATGGCAATTGGTCTTTCATGGAAGCTTACAGTCTGCCCATAACAATCAGAAGATGGTTTCTTAAGAGATTGACTGAGCAGTTTGAAAAAGAAAATGAAAAGATGAAGGAAGCACAAAATAAATCTAAGTCCGGAAGACGGTAATGTCTTCCGGTCTTTTTGCGTGCCGAAACTATTTATATAGAGGGAGACTATAGATAATGGATGAACTTAACGAACAAATAGACTTGATCTTGGAGCACTCTTTGCTCGAAGAACAAATAGACTTGATCTTGGAGTACTCTCTGGAAGAAGAAGTTTCCCTTGATGAAAGGCAAAGCCCGCAGCAGGAGAAATATAATAACTTCGTACAATATCGCATCACCCCGATCAAAAGAAAGATTGAAGCTGATGTAGGTCGAAACGAGATAGAAAGACTTATAGATCTTGGAAGAAACGATGCAGGTAAGTTCAAAGGCGCCTTTAAAGCAAAGGCACTCGACCGAGTTGAGGAGATGGAGGAACTATTAAGAGCCAGAGAAGCTGGTACAGCCCCTCCAACCCCACCAGTAAGTCCACCGACCCCACCAGCAACCCCGCCGGCAACCCCACCAGCGACAGAGCCAGACGAGGACGCACCCCTCACTGACGCTGAGCTGGAAGAACTAGAGGACATTCAGAACACCGCTTTGGATTGGCTTTCCGCCCGAACGGTTCTCATGGGCCCTACGGCTTATAACAATGTGCGTCTTATCGACAACCTCGGCCGAATCGTGCGCAAGTATTTTATTTCTAAGGCAACTCTGCGAGAGGCACCCACTCCCACCCCCTCTCCCTCTCCCAGCACACCCTCGGGTAGCGACACAGCAGATCTGCTTAGACAATTGTCAAGAGAAAAACTAATAAGGCCCGAAGAAGCAAGAAAAAACCTTGTGGCCTTAGACAAAAAGATTAACAGAAGAGTCATATTACAAAAATACAACAATTTAAATATGCCCGATAAAGACAAGCGACGTGCTATAGTAAGAGCCATGATCGCCAGCGCGGCATATGGCAGCTTAAAAGAGGGTACAGTCTTAAAAGAAGATAAGATAGTAGAGATTGTTATTGATTTTAACGAACTTCGCAAGAATCGTCTTGATGAAAGTTGGCTGACTATGTTTGGAGGCTGGATCGAGCATCTGTTGAAGGCTATGTTTGGAGGCTGGACTCCACCAGTGAGTGTTCGAGGGTCTCAAAGAGATATTAACGCCTTTGCTAAAGCAATTGGCGGAGAAAAAAGATATATTGAAACAGCACGCCAATATGGCCTAGACCATCCCACAACTTATAAAAGCAGGTCTAAGCTAGATGTTGCTGTCAAAGGTTTTGAGAAGGATACTGGCTTAACGTGGCCATTCAAATAGGAGTTTTTAGATGGGCATTGAAGACGAAGACCTA